ATGGATGGTATGACTGCTAACTCCAATGGCAAATCCATTTCCTTTACTACTAATGGTATTAGTGCTGGTGATCAAAATATTAATAATGTAAAAACTGGTGTTGCTGATACAGATGCTGTCAATGTTAAGCAATTGAAAGACTACGTTGAAGCTAATAAAACTGTAGTAGCAGCTGGCGACAATATTGAAGTAACAGAAGATAATGGTACATACACAGTATCTACTGCTAAAGATTTGAATAATCTTAACACAGTAAACCTAAATGATGGCAATAATGAATCTCACTACACAGTTGAAGGCGTCAACATGACTCATCGTGGAGATGGTTCCGAATCTGAATATCACACAAACTACAAATATGATGGTATTCATATTTCCACAGTAGATGGTAGTGGTACTGCTGTTGACAATGTATCTTTAACAGATAAAGGTTTAGACAATGGCAATCACAAAATCATCAATGTTGCTAATGGTACAGAAGATACAGATGCTGTAAACTATAAACAATTAAAAGACAGCATTTCTACTGAATCCATTATCAGTGATAATCAAGTCGATAATATCGCTGCAGTTAGAGTTACTAATGGTAAATCCACTGGTGACGCTAATGCTCAATACGGTGTTTATGTAAGTAAAAACACTGTAACTGATATCGCTAAAGCTGCTAATAAATTTGAAGGTGATTCTGTAATCAAAGTAGAAACAACTACTGGTGCTAATCATACAGCAGACACTACAACATTCAAATTTGATGGTAACGAAGCTGCTAAAGTATTACCTGTATCCTATAAAGCAAATGGTGGTGCTACAAATAAAGTAATGGCAGACAAAGGTTTAAACTTTGTTAATGGTAACCATATCAATGCATCCGTTGGTGCAGATGGCTTAGTACGTTTCGATTTAGATCAAAACATTCCTAACCAAATCAACTCTAACGCTAATGCAATCAATGGTCTTTCCGATAAAGTTGCTAAAAACCACAAAATCTCCGAACGTGGTATTGCAGGTACTGCTGCATTAGCTTCATTACATCCATTGGACTTCGATCCTGATCATAAATTAGATGTAATGGCTGGTTATGGTCATTTCCATGGTTCTAACTCTGTAGCATTGGGTGCTGCTTATCGTCCTAATGAAGACTTAATGTTCACAGTTGGTTCCACTGTTGGTAATGGTGATACAGTTGTTAATGCTGGTGTATCTTATAAAGTTGGTGCTAAATCTGGTGTAAGCCGTTCTAAAGTAGCTGTAGCAAAAGATGTTGCAGATATGAAACGTGAAATGGAAGCAATGAAAGCACAAAATGCTAAAATTACTGCGATCCTAAATGCAGTACTTGGTGCTGATTTACCACAAGATCAAAATACAGTATTCCCAGATGTTCCAGAAAACCATTGGGCATTTGAAGCTGTAGATGATTTGGCTAAACGTGGTTTGATCATTGGTTATGAAGATGGTATGTTCAAGGGTGATCGTGTATTGACACGCTATGAATTTGCTGAAGTAGTTCATCGTGCAATTCAACGTGCTAAAGAAATCAACGCTCCTATCGATGGTCGTTTGGTTGATGAATTCAAACCAGAACTTCTTCGTTTCGAAGTTGAACAAAATGGCAAACTAGAAAGAGTTCATGCATTGAAATCTAATAAAGATATCAAACGTGACTCCTATGGTAGCATTGTAAAATAATCTAAATAAAATTTCAGGTATGGGAGAAATCCCATACCTGATTATTTTTTTAAAAGGAGAAGTATTATGAGTATGACAAGATTGGAAGAAATGAAGTTTATTAATTCTTATATGGAAATCATTAATTACAACATCAGAGCTATATCTGATATTATTGTAACTCAATCTATTAAACTTGATATGGAATTACCATACAGAGGAACATATCCAGAATTTGACGTTAGTTTTGGTTTGAGTAAGGATTTATATTTTGTTTCTGATGATAATATCGAACCATCTGAGACTAAAGAACCTGAAGATTGTTTTAGACCAGTTAATGCTATCTATATAAAGATGAACGTAACTGGTGCTACTATTTATTTAAAAGATCGTAAATTAAATCTTCTTGAAGAAACTATAAATATTGGAACTACAGAAGTATTAGATGACTTTGGCAGATTTTTATATTTAGCAGTGAATACTTGGAAACATAAAGTGTGTAAATTAAATAAGCTTAAAGCACAAGACTATGATCATATTTATGGATTACTTAATATGAATATGGAAAGTATTCATATTGCTCTTGATATGATACAAAAACTTTTAGAAAATAAAGAATAATTTGTTTTAAAATGGGGGTATAATATTATGATAGCAGAAGATTTTGAATTTGTTCAACAAAGTGAAACTGAATACATCGAAGTCCTATATATGTGGAATATAGGAGGTATCGAAGTTAAAGGTTATAATATCAATGACAAAATCGTTGAAGTATATTTTGAATATGATGGTGTAAAATTTTTAATAAGATCTCAAAAAAGACCTACGTACAGTGAACGATTCTTAGATGTTATTAGAGCTTTATTGATTGGTAATTATTCCAATGATATGGCTACAGTTATTAAAGTAGCTAAGAAGGTTAATAAACCAATTCTGATTACATCTGGTATTTATAAAAACAGTCGTGAATTTACAGTTCGTTTAAAATTCCCAGTAGAGAATGGTTATAGTATTCTATTTATGGAATTTGATAAAGTAGATCTAGATACATTATATGGTGTGCGTTTTAGCTATGTAATCAAAGATGAAAATGCTAGAATTAAGCACGGTAATACAGATGCTACTAGAAAAGTTTTCTCTTACATGAATGATTTAATGTTTAATTAAGGAGTAGATTGATTATGATATATAGTGATATTAAAAAACGTCTCCCAGAACTTTGTAAAGAATTAGTTCTTATGATTCCTAAAGATATTGAATACTCATATCATGAAGATTATGAAGGGAATGTTTCTGTCAAAATTGTAAAAGATGAGGATAGAATCAATCTAGAAATTAATGATATTAAATTCAGTATTGGTCCTTCATATTTTGCAGAAAGATATTATCTAAATTGTGAAAAATATGAAGATGCTTTTTCTAGAAATCCAGAACCTATTATTCTTTTATCAAAACTATTTACAAATTTAGCATGTGAATCAGATAAAGAATTTAATAAGATCATAGGAGAAGGAGATCAAGAATCTGATAAAGATATGATTAGATTCCAAATCATGAAGATAGCTAAAGGGTTTAATGATCTTCATGGATGGTTCTCTAATCCAGCTTATCTTAAAGCAGAAATTGAAGAAGCTGAAGAACGAGCATATTATGCTGAACAACGTAAAAGAGATGAAGATTCTTTCTGGGAAGAAATGGCTGCAGTTGGAGTGACTCCAGAAGATGTATATGATTAACATTTTATATGAAGTCTTATCGGGATATTATTAATAATATCCTGATGGACTTTTAAATAATGAGAAATTTAATAAAACTCATTATTTTTTCTTCTAATTATGGCTTATGAGGTGAGATTATAATGCTCAAAAAACAGTATTTCGACACAAACACTAATACGGTTAGTACCACTAGTATGACTGCAGCAGAATTGCTTGTAGAGGTAGAAGATAGACTTAAGAAGTATGAAACTTTAGTATTTAATAAAGAGATATTAATTCATGCCTTAACATTGGCATCTATTTTTCCTAAAGACTGTAAATCCCATTTTAATGATCCTCATTATTTTATTTCATTGGCTGAATATACTGATCATGATGTAGATCTTATGATTTCACTAGTATCTGAAAAATATGGAATTAGATATAATGATCTAAAAGAATTATACGATTATATTATTAACAGATATACTATCAAATATTATGATGGTGGTGTAAGAAAGAAAGAATTCCAACTACCTACATATGTAAGAGTTATGTGCGATATCAACAAAGGTTTGCAAGTTAAAGAAATTATTGGTAATAGAGCTAAATGATATAGTAGTTGTATACTATAATAATGGAAGCTATAATAACAAAATAGTATTCTTTGATTAAAATTGAAAGGAGAATGGAATGAAGATTCCAAATAATTCTAATCTCTCCAAAGAGATGACAGCTAATATCAAGGACTACTCTAAAAAGATCAAGAGTCTTGAATCCTTTGCTAAATCTGTTCGAAAGAACCCAGGTCAATATTTATCCTCAACTGGTAATGAAGGTCAATTGAATGCTATTCGAGAAGTATTTCAAAATGCTACAGATGAATTGAATAGACTAGTATCTCCATGTGATAAAGTATGGATTGAGTTCTGGGAAGGTTCTTTTAGAACTGTAGTAATCGATAATGGTCGTGGTATCCCAGCAGAAGATATTGTTCGTGTATTTAGTAGGGAACATACTTCTACAAACTATGAAAAGCATAAAGGCGAATACCCATCTGGTCTTCATGGTGTAGGTTCTAAATGTACAAATGCTGTATCTTCTAGATTCACAGTTACTACTTATCGATTAGGCAAAGCTTATCAAATCGAATTCTCTGAAGGTGAACCTTTAAAGAAATATGGTACTGGTAAGAAAGGTCCCGATGGCAAAGAAATCTTTATGCCTAAAGAAATCAAATACCCAGCTGGTGCTCAAGGTACTGTAGTAGACTTTGAACCAGACTTCTCTATCATGGGTGAGATCACATTACGACATAAAGACATTTATCGTTTAGTGTCTAATATTGTACCACTATTAAAACCTGGTGCTGAAGTATTCTATACTGCACATCTTTTAGATGGTTCTACATTTACTGATCACTTAGTAAATAAAGATGGTGTTCTTACATATCTTATCAATAAAACTGATAAGCCTATGATTAAACCAATCATATATACTCACGATACTGGTGAGATGAAAGTAGAAGTTGCTATGACTTATGTGGCTAATGTAAATGCTGGTCCAGATGTGATGACATTTGCAAATACTTCTCCAGTAAATACCCAATTATCTACTCCATCTATCGGTTATTTTAAAGGTGTATGTGACTTCTTTAAAGGTTATATGAATAAGATCTTCTTAGCAAATAATAAGAAGAAATTAGAAGTAACTAACTCTGACGTGTTGACTGGTTTAGTAGGTATCGTAGCAGCAGCTCATATGGACGTTATGTTTGATGGTCAAGCAAAGAATGTTTGTAAAACTCAAGAACTAACACCATTTGTTAGAGAGGTAACTATTGATGCATTAAAAGATTGGTCTAAGAAAAATCCAGACGATTTGCAAAAACTTTGTAACTTCTTAAAAGATGTAGCAACAGCTCGTACTAAAGCAGATAAAGAAAAGATCAATATCTCTAAGAAGTATAAAACTAATACAATCTCTGGTACTCCTAAAGGATTTATCAAAGCAGAGAAGAAAGATCATTTAGAGTTATTCATTGTAGAAGGTTTATCAGCTGCTTCTCCATGCCAAACTTCTCGTAATGAATATCAAGCTATCTTCCCAATTCGTGGTAAAATGCCAAATGCATTCTCTAAATCTAGAGAAGAGTTCTTGAAGAATGAAGAAGTTCAAGCTATCTTAGCAATCATTGGTTGTGGATATGGTAAGAACTTTGATATCTCTAATTGTAAATATGATAAGATCATTATTCTAGCCGATGCCGATTATGATGGTTTCCATATTAGAACATTGATCTTGAAATTCTTATTAACTTACTGCCGTCCTTTAATTGAAGAAGGAAGAGTATATGCAGTATTATCTCCATTGTATCATGTAGATAAGGGTACTAAGAAATGGAAGTATTTCATTGATAAAGATGACTTCACTCAATATGTGAGGGATGAGTTCGTAAAAGCAAATAAAGTTGTCCATCAAAAGACGAAGAAAGAATTCACTAAGTCTGAAATCTCTTCACTTATTATCAATAATAACAACTATGATTTCTATATGGAACGCATCGCCAATAACTATATGATTGATCCTATCTTATTAGAAGATTTATTACTATTAAGAAAAGAAGCATTTAATAAATTCAATGATTTCAAGAAATTGATTAGTAAGAAATACAAGTATCTCAAAATTGAAAGAAAAGGAGATGCTGTATTGCTTAATGGCTTGGTAAATGGTATTAACGGTGATAGAGAACACACAATCATCTTTAATGAACAATTGATCAATGCATGCTCTATCTTATTAGGTTATTTGGATAAATCTGAAAAGAGATATCTTTTAAATGGTCATAAGATTGGTTTATACCAATTGATCAGTACTTTCAGAAAATCTGAGCCTAAGAATATTGAACGTGCAAAAGGTTTGGGTTCCTTGAATGATATTGAAATCGGCGTATCCACATTGAATCCTCATAATAGAAAATTATTGAGATACACAACTGAAGATATTACTAGAGAAATCGAAGAAATGAGAAAGGTTAATGATGATAAATTCACATTAATCAAAGATGTCGATATCTCCCAATATGAATTCTAATTGGGTCTTATCAAGATAAAGATAATAGAGTGCTCATTACGGGCACTCTATTTTTTTACTGCTTAAGGAGGAAGTGTAGTGTTTACAACTTTTCAATATAAAGATATTGATAAATATATAGAAGAAGATTTTAAGAATACTATAGGTAATTTTGATTACATTAGATCATATGCAGATGGTGTAAGAATATCATATTCTAAAAAAGAAAATCTAACAACTTATAATGGATACAATGAGTATAGAATCAAAGATGAAAATGGTGAGCCATTAGCTTTATTCCATTTTAATAATGACTTAACAGAAGTATTGGATATGGATACTTTAAAGAGTCTAGAACATGTATGCTTTGCAGATAATAGAAAATCTGCTAATACAGTCACAGTATTCCATCATACAGATTTAGATGGAGAATCTGCAGCATCTTTAATTTGCCAATTGTTGCAATTCCAAACTCAAAGAAGTATGAAGTTTGTAGGATACAATTATTCTGGGAATGCTATTTCTAACGAAATAGAGGAAATGCTTAATAATCCTGCTATAGAATCAAGAACGAATATTGCTTTTATTGTAGATTTGTCTCTTAAGAATGATCAAATAGAAGAGATCCTAAAATATTACGACAAAGTAATTTGGATCGATCATCATATTACTTCTTTATATCAAAACCCTATAGCTCTTTGTAATGAGCATGATAATTTTACATATATTTTAGATACTAGACAATGTGGTTGTTGGTTAACTTATGCTTGGTTGTATAACTGCATTGAATCTATTAATTCTGCATCTTTATCAGATAAGATTATTGAAGGTTTAAATCTAGATCCTTTCAGAGATAATAGTTCTGGTGAAGAGATTATTAAGGTATATAAATCAAAAGCTCCACTCGTTGGTTTGATCTCCTTATATGATTTGAAACAAGACGTAGAATTTCCGATTACTTATAAACAAGCAGCATGGTTGAATCAATGGTATAATAAAATCGGAACTCTTGCTCCATACTGTAATACATGGCAAAATTTATGGAGAGGAAATTACTTCTATGAAGAAGATGGTAAAGAGCAATATCTAACTCCAGATATTAGAGATATTCTTTATCATGGTCATAAGTTATACAGTATCTTCCAAGAAGAGATGCAAGCTCTAAGAGAAGCAGATCCTGTATATGAGTATCATGTATTCAATGAAGAAGATCACCTAGTATTCCATTGTATTAATGGATTTGGTTTCTCTCAAAGATTTGAAGATAATAGAGAAGATATTAAAATTATCGGTAGATTTGTAGATAATAGAAATAGATTTTCTTTCTCATTCTATACAGATAATGAAGAGATAAAAGAGCTTATCCCATTAGGTAAGATTGCAAATAAATACTTTACAGGTGGTGGTCATCCAGGAGCTGCTGGTGGTAGCTATCCTTCTAAAGAAATAGAATCAGCATTTGAAAAGATTATGAATAGAGAATTCTTAGGAAAGGATTTAGAAGTTATCATCCCATTCAAGAATATTACATTCGCTGGTACTGAGGTTGACGAATTAGAAACATTGATTGGTAATACTTCATATACTGGATCTTTTGATGATGTAAGATTTGACGAAGTAATTGATATTTACTTCAGATTATTTGTTGCTATTATTTCTTATGAATATAAATTAGCTAAATCTAAAAAATAACACAAGAGGAGACCCCTAGAGCCTGGCGCTCTAGGGGTAATTTTTCGAACGTGTGTGTTATGTAAATAAATATATTTATATTCGCTTAGGAGGACGTGTCCTGAGAAAAGTAAGGACACATTCTAAAATGAAACAATCTTAGCAACGAAAAAAGAAAACAAAGTATGTGTAAAACAAAGAGGCAATTTAAAATTTAAACAACTTTAACAATAGCAACATCGTCATCGCGTATTTAATTTTTCAATGGGTTACCTACCTACACTCTGGCCGTCTTAGAGTATAAATAGAATAAGCCATTACTTTATGTTACTAGGGTTTAAGCCGGTTTACAAGCATATACTATAATTATGGTAGAGATATATCTACAAGATATTTTTAAAGGAGAAAAACGAAATGCAAAACGAGATCAAAGAATTTGGAATTGCTATGTATAATATAGCAAAGAAAGAAATCTTTCCAGATGTTGAAGAGAGAGTTAAGAGTTTTAAAGATAGAGTAGTAAATGATATCCTAAATAGAATCCCAGATGATATAAATCTTCCTATTAGAGAAACCATTAGAGAATTCAAAAGTGATATAAGAGGATTTACTCATACTCCAGAACCCCATCAAAGAAAAGTTGTTGTGGAGTTTATAAGAGAAGAAGATTCTTATAAGAATAGATTTAATAATTAATAAGAATATGACAAAATAGTAGAAAAATGTAAGGCGATAGAACTCTACACAAAACACGCAATATACATGAATCTTACCACTTGAAAAAGAACGGAATATTCTCCCAACCCAGTTACCCCCTGGAATGAATATTAGCACTCAATACGACGCATGTGGCCTTTTGATATATGCCACAATCCGCATAACAACCATTACATATCCAAAAGCTGCTATCAAAAGGCTCAAACAAATAAATTCATGTCAAACTCAATCAGATGAAACGATCTGATACATACCTCAAAATAAATCACTCAATCACAACACAATTCCTCTGTCGCCTTATATTTTTCGATACATAGTAAAACTTCTCTCACAGACAAAGATTTGGTGAATGGGTTATTCCATTCACCGTCTTTGTTTTTTATAAATTCTTATCTATTTTAGGAGGAAAATAAAATGGAAACACCTGTTAATGATTTTATCTCTCATGATATCTCTCCAGTATCTAAACAAATGTTTATTTGGTTTGTAAATCGTGAAGATGGTTCTACTGCATATGAATTTACTAATGATGGTGAAAACCATGATTACAATAAAGAAGTAGATAGTCGTAAAGATGAGATTAAAGAATTTGGTTTGCTTGGTAATGGATCTAAAATTTACTTTAATACAAAAGATGGTGTCATCCATGTAGGAAATAAAGATATTAAAGTATTTGTAGAATCTGATGAAGATTCTGAAGTATATTTGCGTTTAACAGAATGCGAAGAAGCTGATTATCATAACGTAATCCAATATAAAAAAGCAGCATTCGACTATAATCCGATTCCTGGAGTACCTCAAACAATTCCTGGAACTGTAACTAATCATTTCATTGGCTATAATTGTGAAACTCCTCAATACTCTTTTGAATTGATTCTGAATGTTCCTGTAGGTCAAGCTATGGAATTAAAAGTAATCATTACTATGAAAAATACAGATTTTGAAGGCAAGCTCTGTATGCAGTACGGAGATTATGAAGAACAAGAGTCTGTTACATTAGAATGCAATAAAGTATTTGAAAAGAAAATTACTCTTCTATAATATATAAACACACACAATGAACCCGTATACTCGTAATGAGTATACGGGGCATTTAATGTAATAGAAAAGTTTTTGAAAGAAAGGGATTATTCTATTATAAGATAGTTAGTCTAAGAATAGACCATGTGCCATATTATGCACTTTTAAACGCATTTCATTTGTAACTTCTTTTGCTTTTTTTACTTCTTGATAGAAAGCTTGGATTTGTTGGAAGTTAGCAGGATTTGTCGTAGGAGCAGAGTAAATATCCTTTAATTGTTTAAGTAATGTTTGTTTTTCATCCATTGTAAAAACACCTCTTTATTTATAAGTGAAAGTAATTACTTAATGTAACCTATATCTATTTACCAGTAGATCCCATACCACCAGTTCTTTTTTTGTTTAAAGATTCGATTTCATCTTTAAATACATAGAAGTTCTCTATAATACCTTGGCAGAACTTATCTCCTTTTTTAATACTAATAGGATTGGTTACTGTAAAATCAACGTAAATATGGCCTTCGTTTGTTTCATTGTTATAATAGTCTTTATCTATCACAGCAATTGTGTTCTCAAACTTAAAACCATATTTCATACCATAAGATGATCTAGGATAAATCTTTAATACAAGATTTTCTAATACAACAGTATTAGATCCTTTAATATTTGATAAATGGCATTTGATACCAGTAGGTACTAGATATCTCAATCCAGGAATTGCATTAATTTCAAATGGAGAATAGAAATCGTATCCTGCAGAAAAAGGAGTAGATCTTCTAGGAAGTTCAATTCCTTCTACATCATAATCCTCATCTTTAATATCTTTAGAATATACATAATTCCATAATCCTGGATTATTAGTTTCTAAATCTTCTAAAGCTCTTTCCCATTCTTTGTTGCTTACTCGTTCGAACATTGTTGTCTCCTTTATTAATTTATTACTATTAATAATTAGTATAGGAAATCATTAATTGTAAAAGTATAATATTTCAATTATATACTATAATGGTGATAATAGTATATAGAAGGTTAAGGGCGTATATATTATTATCTAGAAAATTATTAAGTCTCTAGAGAGCCCTTACTCTAGAGCGCCAGGCCTTAATAGGATTTGATAATCCAGTAGATTTTAATATTAAGGTCAGAGAAAGAAATCTACTGGTACAATGCTAATATGCCGAATAGAGACAGGGTTATGCATATTAGTAGAAAATGAATCTCCATGACTTCCCTGGGTGTATGGAGCGTATTATACTAAAGACTGCATGGTGGGTCGTATAATACGAATATTTCGACACCATAAAAAATAAAGGATTGGGTGCACACTTTCCTTTATTTTTTATTTATTTCATGATTAGTATCAGAGATAAAATTCTCTATTCTGAAATACTACATTATTTTAGTTATATACTATATTTATGAACACCTTACGAAGGAGGAAGAATCTAAGAGAGGAGGTGTTTACATGCTTACTGTTTACGGTATTGAAATATCTAAACAAATAATAAATTGTTTAGATCCTGAATCTGAGGTTGATATTTGCATATGGTAATATCAGCCTCAAAAAGAATAAGCCATTTCCTCAAGCTTATTCTTTTTTTTTGTTTAAACACAGGAATTCCCCATCCCAATTTAATGGGATGGGGTTGATTCCTATTAGGTGTAATAACCAGTTAAACGAATTTTAAAGGTTTTGTTACCAGGAGTACTATTGATAGGTGCATTAACGCGGAAAGATACAGTAGCAACGTTTGTACCACTTGTTTCCACACGACCATTATTCATAGTACCTTTTAAAACGCCTTCACCAGCAGATGCAGTATTAGCTGTAACTTTTTTGGATACGAAGCTAGAACCAGAACCACCGATTTTTAACCAATCGGAATCGGAAGCAAGTTTAGTTTCAATCCATTTATCACGAGCTACGTCTTCATTTGCTGTATTACCATTAGCATCTAAAACAGTAAGAGTACATTCACGAAGGTCAGAATGATCTTCAGTATCATTACCACGGTTGTTCCAGATATTAACCACTAATGGAGTAGAAGGTTCTTGAGCTTTTACAGTACCAACAGACCAAGTGTCTACTGGGCTTGTATTGGCTTCATTATATAATGTAATTACTGGACCCAAATTTGCAGGCATGTAATTTACCTCCTATTATACATAATAACCATTAACACGAATTTTGTAAGTTTTAGTACCAGGTGTAGCATTTACAGGTACAACAACTTTCAAATTCACTTTACAGTAGTTTTGTTTAGACGATGTAGTATTTTTATTACCATCGTTAACTGTTCCTTTGATTGTGAAATCACTAGCTGCAGTAACTGCTTCTGCTTGGAGATGTTTACCATCAGAACCACCTACAGGTGTCCATGTAGAAACGTTACCGTCAACTTTAGGTACGTTTACACGAACCCATTTGCCAGCAACTAATTCACCGTTGGAAGAACCGTCAATATCGAGGGCTGTAATAGTTACATCTTTTAAGTCAGAAATAGCAGTAGAGCCATTGCGATTGTTCCATACATATATAGAGAAAACAGCAGATTCATTACTTGCTTGAACGACACCAGCGTCCCAGTTAGTAACAGATTTATCTGATTCATCCATAATAGTAATACTTGGAGCTGCCATGAATGCACTCCTCCTTTCTTTTCAAAATATTATATAAGTGTTATCACTTCGAATCTTAAAGGCTCGATAAAGCCTCATTAAGATGTCAAGTGATATCATTATATCATAATATATCGTATCCAGTTGTAAGATTTAATTTATTCTCTTCTAATCCTAGATACTTCGCAAGAGTACTTTTAAATCCACCATTTGCAGTCATTAACTCCATAGGGAAAGATCTCTCTACAAATATATCTCTTATATAAACATTTATAGGATTTTTTATTTTGGTACAATCTTTGAAGGCTTTATGGTTATTAAAAGTATCTTCATCATATCTTAAACTAGATAAGTCTAAAGTACCAACAATATTTTCTAAATTTGTACAACCTTTAAAACTATCAGAAAGTCTTTCTACTCTAGACATATTTACCTTTGATAATCCAACTAATACAAGCTGGGAACAATTTAAGAATATCTCATCAAATCCATGCTCAGAAAAATATAAAGTTCCACCAGTATCGAATTCAAAAGTTTCAATTCCAAAACAATCTGCGAATGCTCTGGTCATATCAATCGGTGTAGATGGTGAAAAAGTATTATTTCTAAAAATAGGATAGCTTAGGCCTCTATCATATCTAAACATTTCCACACCAGAAGTGCATCTAGAAAAATTAATATTTGGAATTATCTTTGCCAACGATCTATCGTTGAAAAATGTGTTTTTATTTACTGATTGCTTAGGACTTGCTATAAATCTATTTGCTGATGAAGCATAAACTATAGAATCGAAATAATGTTTGATTCTCTCTTTATCATCATCTGATGGTATATTTCCAGTTTCTGAAGAGGCTACAAATTCAATACCATTTGGCCAAACACTAACATTCCCACTATAATGGATACCATGAACTGCAAACCAATCATCTAAATTTTCGTATTTGATACTAAGCATATAAGTAGCCCAAGCTTTATATCTTTTATCTATATGCTCGATATTATATGGGTTGCTTCTTCTATTACTATCAGTAGATAAAGGAATATCATCATTATTCATAAATGGATCTTCAGATTTATAATCTGTAAGGTTTGGGTCACCAGAAGGAGTCTCTGCAAATAATTGCAAATCTAATTTGAAGGAAAGAGAGATAGAACTCCTTCTTTCCAATCTCTCTTTTTTATTAATATTATCCATAATATCTACTCAACGATCTTATATGTAATATCAGGCTTATCATCTCTTAGAGTATTTACATTAATAAACTCTGGTACTGTTTGAGTTTCTTTAAAGTAATTATCTTCTAATTGAGGATTTTTATAGATGGATTGATGTAGCGATTCATAGTTATTCAATCCAATGAATTTAATATATACAATTTGTTCACGATAGATATTTGTAATATAAGTGATAAGGTTAGGCATATGAAGATCTGTAAGGTTATTCATATCTTCAATATATTCTTTAATCGAATTTGTAATATCATCCAATACAGAAGAAGCTTCTTCTTTGGATTGGAACTTGATTTCAAATTTAAGAGAAAGATTAATCTTATCAATATTAGATTCTTTATCAATGTTATACATTTTAGAAGGCCCATAAGTATTAAAGAATTTATAATCAATACCAAATGAATCTTCTAGTAAGAATGTAGCTTGTTGAATATATAATCTACGTTCATCAATCATTTCCACTAGTTTATTAATTCTTTCATTAGAATTAAGATAAGTATATCTTACTACAGGCATTTTATGAATTCTATATCCATAAGTACCAGCTTCTTCGTCTTTGCTTAAAGCAATATAAGAGTTATTGAAGTCACTATAATCATAGAAGATATCCAAACCAGCATCACCAGCAGAATATACGTTTAATAAACTCCATCCATCTAAACCTGGAATTATATCGTCTAGATTTCCTTTCTTTTTATTAATTTCATAATTCTTACCATACTCTTTATCTTCTTTAGCAACAAAGAAGAATTTAACTTTTACGTTTGTTGGTAAGTAAGTACCTAGATCTTTACCATTCTTGATATTATGCATACCACTTGGTGAATAGATATAAGTATCTTTAGAAGAAATAATATCATTAAGTTTAAACTTAAATTGAAGATCATATTGATATCCATTTTGGTTATAACTTAATAGATTGGATTCTAGATATTTGAATGGGTACTCATTTCCTTCACTATCAGTTCTATATAAGACAGCATATACTTTGAAATTCAATTCAGCAATAGTAACACCATCTTCTTCATATTTAACCAATTGGAAGTCGGTACCAATAGATTGATAACAAGTCATATCAATCTTAAATGTATCATAATCATCATAATATTCTCTATGAGCATGAACTGTAGTTGCTACGAATTGAATAAGAGATGAGTTATTCACATATTCAAAATATAGAGATCTGTAGTAATTTACTAGAGTCAAATAATATGATACATAGAATGGGCTTTTATTGATACACATCAAATATGGATTCATATATAAGAACCCATTATCATCCATGCTATTAATAGTAGCTTCATCATCAGCTGTTACATTCTTTATAGTTCCAGTAACTGGATCTGCATAGAATTTGGCACCTGGTCTGATGATCATATTATTTTTATTATTATTAGAGAATACATCCGCATCAAGATCTGTAGTGATTGTATTAGTAGGAACAATATTGTCTCCATCTTTCATCATAAGATATACATAATACAATCTTTCAATTTGGTTATGAACTTTTCTTAATAAATATAAACGACAATCATCTCTTTGAAGAGAGTTAAAGAAGTTATCTAAATCTGTGTAAGTAGAAATAGATCCTCTAGATAATGCTTCAGCAGGGATTGCTTGTTTTAATTCATCAATAGTAAGTTTATCATCACCATATTGAGAATCTGATGCGCTCATAAGAACTAAATACATACCCATATATGGATACTTATCAGATTTATAAGACATTAATTCTTGATATTGATTTAGTTTAAAATTACATTTACTACCAAGAGTTGTAAATACATGAACTGTAATTTCAGCATTTCTTCTTGGTTGATTTTCTCTATTAAATCTTAAACGGATTGTCTTTTCATCTAGATACATGTAGTTGATGAAATTCTTATTAGAATCTGTAGTATAGTCATATAAGCCATCGTAAATTGGTTCATAATATACTGCTTCTTTATAAGTACCATCATCTTGTTCTTCTGAAACCATTACATAGAAATATGCTAATTGATCTTCAAATGTGAAATTTAAGATCTTAGTTTCTAATGGGTTATTTACAATAATCTTTTTATAGATTTGAGTATGAGTAACCTGTCTGATATTAGTCTTAATAGAGATCATTCTATCACCAGAGATATTCACAGCTCCAAGATATGGTAAATATGGATTAGTAACAGAAGATAGTTTATTTGTATCTGTTAATTCATATGCTGCAGTATATACAACTTCACCAGTAGGAAGATGGTGACGTGTAACTATAATATCATAATCTAATACATATGGATATTTTGTAGTTTCACCAATATAGAATACATATTCTTTATCAATAACGAATTTGTTATTCTTCATATTGGCAACCATTTGAGATTCTGGTAAGTTGATGGTTACTTCAATCTGAGCAGGCTTTGCTGTAATACTATTAATACCTAAAGCCAATGCATGAGAGATTACGTTTCTTTCATACTTTGCTTTTGTAGGAATAGCTTCCATAGAATATTCAGAAGCCATAATAGCAGTATTTTCTGCTAAGTTACCAAAGATTGAAGATAGATAACCATAAACACCTAATACTAGAGTATCCTCTGGTATATCAATATACTTAGCTTTAAGACCTTCTATAAAGTCTGTTACTTTATAGATATCAGTACTAAGTATATTCGTAGTATAGTATGCCATGTCTTCTCCTGTCTATATATTCATTTTATTAATTTGAAGATGGTGGTTTTACATCTACTCCTCTTCTAATATTTAGAGGATCTAATGTATCACTATCACCAGCATATCTAGGAACAGCCCTAGCTTCGTCTGTACCCCATTTTAATAATGGTAATTTATAACCTCTCCAATCAGCTTCTTTAGGGAATTCGATATAAGGATAATCAACATTCTCACCAGAAGGCATTCCAATATAATCGTCCCATAAAGGAGATTCATTATTTGGAGGGGCTTCTGTAATACTTCCTTTTTTCCATAAAGAAACAAGAGAGTTAAAATCACTTAAGATATTAGGCTCCATATCTTCAAAGAAACCACTTAGTTTAAAACCAATAGTAACCTTTAATGGTCCAGATTGAGGAATTTCACTAAATGAAGATCTTGAAATAGATTTAGGGAATACTCCTGTAAATTTAGAGAAGTGAATAATAGTTTCTCCATCATCGTCTACTAAGAATCTAAATACACTCATATGAGAATATAGTATCTTATTAATAATATAAGATTTCTTAGGAGGTAGTAATCCTAACCAAGCTAACTGACGAGCTATATCGTAAGTTTTAAAATAGTTATAAATTTCTAAATATCTTGTATCTTCAAATTCTACACTAAAGTCAATGTTTTCATCAGAACTGATAGATGATTTAGGATATAAGATTCTAGACCCAAACATATTTTGAGCTGTTTCTAATTCATCTACTGCGATATCTGGAATATCAATATTAGAAGTCTTTCTATTACTAAGAATTCTAACGAATGGACAAGACCTACCAGAACTACCATCTGATGCACCATAACATAGATTTTCTAAAACTGTATATAGATAACCATGAGAATATAGCCAATTAAAATATGGAATTTGACTAGCCTCATTAGATAACCAACCTGATTTGGATTTATCATCTGGACTGCCATCATTATATCTTAATATTGGAAGGTCTGGTTTTGTAAAGAATACATATTCTCTAGCCCCTTGAACATGATTGAATGGATCTATTCTTGGGAGTCTGTAGAATGTAGTCCAATACTTGAGATCATCTGGTTCATAAATACCATTAGCTCTCATAGTCCTTCTCATCTCAGATTCATGAGATAGTACATCTGATTTCAATTTTACTATATCTTCATTATCATCATTAGCACGACCCCACATATGCATAGTAGCATCGTCAGCTGTTGAATCAATGTTTTCTCTATATTCATCATCTCGTACTATTTCAATATAATCTTTAGGATTATCGGCCACTGTCTCACCACCTAAACAAAAAATTACAAAATTTATTATACATATGTCGGAGAGCCTAGTATTTAATCAAGGCTGTAATGAGCTAATCCTATGACATTATCGTAATTATCTTCAGTGATAATTATATCGATATAATTACTCTTTATATTTTTCAGGAGGAAATATTTCATGCATGAATATAATACTCTATTATCTGAAATGGATATGGGTCCTTTGAAAAAAGTCTTATCCTTAATGGATTTAGACTTTGATGAATTAAAACGTGGTATTACAGGTACTGTAAAAGGTACAAATGATACTACAGGTTTTAAAATGAATTCAAACATTGCTAAAGAAGCAAAAGGTTTGACAGCTGTATTCCCTGTCCTTGTCAGTGAATCTGTATCTGTAGAACAAGCACAAATGATTGCTAAAGCTGCTGAACGTAAATATGTAGCTATGTTCCAAATGCTATTTGCAGCTAGCCAAATTACAGATGCTAAAAGCGCTCAATCTTATTTGAAAAAGTTCCACAACAATATTACATCTTCTCTAGATCTTAGCGATATGACTGTAGATGATGTAATCGACTTTGCAAACAAATTAGATGAAGAAGTACAAACAACAGCTTTATCCAATGCTCGTATTAGTGAAGCTACAAAAGCTGTATTAGAAGACTTAGCATACAATGAAGACTATGTTAAAGTTCTTGCTGAAAATCTAAATCCAGTATCTTTGAACAATTACAAAGTTAAAACTGTATTTGGTGATTACAAAGCAACTCAAATCTCTGAAGCTGATGATACTGATAGTTATACTACATCAGATAGTACAAAATCTAGAGAATGGGAAACTGCTGGTAAAGATGGCAATCCTATTCATCATAGAAGAACTACTACTATTCGTAGAAATCCTATCAGCCCAAGAGAAAAAGCAGCTACTATCAAAGACAAAACTACAACTCTTAAAGATAAAGCTGATATCATTACTAAACAAATTCTTACTACTGATATTAAGAAAGCCAATGAAGCTACTCCTAGCTTAATGATTATCAACTTTGTAACTCAAGCTGATGGTCGTGATAATGAAATCGTTAATACTGCAGTAATCGGTGTTAAATGTGTTATCCACTACATTTCTTCTTCTGAAATGATGAATCGTTTGGTATTAAAGAATACTGATCGTCGTGGTTTATTGAACTTCATCCGTGCTACTACTGGTGAAATCCAATTCTTCCGTGATTTCTTATTTGCAGTAGATCGTGCTAAGATTGATGCTGTTGCTAAATCTAATAAAGGTTCTAACTCTCGTATTTGGAAGATGTTGGAAATCCGTGCTAACCGTGCTAAGATGAATACTACTGCTCGTGCTGATAATGCTGCTTGTGCTGCTATTACAATGCTAGTAATTTCTAAAGCAGAAGTAGAAATCATTAAACAACATCATCGTTTAGATCTCTCTAAAGCATCTACTATGCTTTCTGTTATGAAAGGCTATAACTTCATTGGTGTTGCTGTTATTGATGAAGTAAATGAAAAGGTAGATTTCTTATACGACGATGGTACTAAGAACTTTGAAACTATCTCTTTCATGAGTCTTGAAAGAGAACAAGGTGCTGGTGAATACAAGAAAATGATTAATACTCTAGTGAAAGGACGATAGTTAGAATGATTACTTATCAAGCTGGCATTAGACCTTTTAACGAAGATGATATGTCAAGTACTGTTAATACTCCAAACAGTATGAATCCTCCAAGATCTAATGGTACTGTAAATAATATTCCACCAAAAGAAACAAAACCTGCTAATATCAATTTTGATGATGGCGAAGGAGATGCTAATCCAAAACCAATTAACCCTGCTGGTAATGTAGCCTCTACTGTTAATATGGTTAAACCTAGTGCTCCAACTAATACGAACAGTACTCCTAGCAATAATATTGCTAATCCCGCTAATCAAATGAATAATAATCCTAATAAACGTGCAGTTGGAGAAGAAGTTATGACAAAAGAATTTAAACAAATCGTTAGTGAATATATGGATATCACTGACTACAAAACAAATACACGTTTATATAATTTAGATGAAGCAGAACAAAATACTGTATTGCTTTCCCTTACAAATAAATTATATCAAATGATTGTAGCTAAAATTGATGATGTTGAAAAAGGCGATATCCCTAAATCTCGTGGTGATATTACTCGCCTTCCTAAATATAATCAATTGAAAGAATGTGCTAAAACACTTACTAGCATCTTTGAACAATACAAAGAAGATACAGCTCCTATTAAAGTTATTGAAAATGCTATTGATAACTTAGAAGATAACTCTGATGTATTCGTTCAATCTTATATGGCTAAAGTAGATTTTGGTATCATGATCTATGAATCTGTTACTCTTGCGGTAATTGGTTCTTTATCTTATATGATTGCTTGCTGTATTGAATACGTTAAAGATCCTAAAAACGATGGTCTTACTATTGTAATGGATAAAACTGGTGTTGCTAAAGTAAAAGAACATTTACTTTATGAAAACCTTGTTAAATTTAATGAAGCTTGCAGAACAAATGATATTGAAAATGCACTTCGTCCATTAATCAAAAACAGAACTCAAAACTTATTTGGTGTTGGTGGTCTTGTATTGGTTAAAGGTCTCTTGATTGCTGTTCCTGTAATCATTGCATTGATTCCTTTGGTTAAAGACTTAGTATACTACTTCTTTGCTGCTCGTCAACGTGTATCTGTATACTTCGACATTCAAGCAGACTTGTTAGAAATGAATGCTAACGAATTAAAAGATAATCCTAATATCACTACTGATGCTGATAGAAAATCTGTAATTCGTAAACAACTTCAAGTTGCTAGAACTTTCCGTCAAATTGCAGATAAATTAGCTGTAGAAGCTAAGACTGCTGAAAACAAAGCAGATAAAGAAATCAAGAAAGATAATAAAAAATATCGCATTGATGATGTAGAAACAAACCCTGCTGATGCATCTGATGGTCCTTTATTCTAAGGAGGTAATCAGATATGTTAGTACTTGGTAGAAAACCAGAAAAGACAGCATTAGAAAAAGATGAATTTAATATCGATTGGATGCTTCAAGGTCCTGAAGTGACTCCTGAAATGAAAAAAGATATTATGGATTCTTTAGCTGATTATCAATTCAAAATTCCTAAGAACATTATTTCTTATATCATTGCTCATTATAACTATTCTCCATATAGTAAGAATAAATTTGATGCCAATGAACACAAAGGTGTTCAATTTAAATATTTCTTAGATTTTGGCAATCCTATGAGCTTAACTTCTAAAGAAAATGCTTATAGTTTATTTAAGTATTTCCGTAATAATGAAGATAATATCGAAGGTATTTCTCCTTTCGAAGAATACGATTTATATCCTATCGCCACTACAATAAACGATGGATTGTTATGCACAGATTCTAAAGGTGTAATTCATTTATACTATTTAGATTCTGATGAAGTTGTTAAGGTTGCTAATACATTCGATGAATTCTTAGCAAGCTTGTATATTAGTAATGAATGCTAGCAGGAGGAAATAGAAACTATGTTTAAAAGAGCTCCTATGAGCACAGCTGAGTTGATTAAACGTAACTTAGAACAACAAGCTCTTAAAGAAGAATCTATTAACCTTTATCCTGATACAGATAAAGATCTATTAGATAATTCTGATTTATATAAAAAATACACTAAAGCACAAGACAAAGCTAAACTTGATAAAGATCTTGTTAGTAAATTCTCTGAAGCAGTAAATACTAAATTATTAGAATGCTGCTTGTATCAAGGTATGTTGAAACCAGTTTTAAAAGAACAATTCTGCAATTCCCATGAAAGAAAACTTGGTAAAGCTTTAGTAAGAAACTTTGTTCAAGAACATGGCGCTTTCAAATTGATTGAATCTTTCAAAGACAAAAGTTGCTATTTGAATGAATGGTATGATGCTATTAAAGGTTATCATACTGCCATGATGAATGAAGCTAAAGAAATTGCTCAAGAAGGTATTCCTGAAGCAGAAATGTTTGAAATCGAAGATGATACAATTAAAAACTTTGTATTCGATACAAAGAGCATCATTCCAAAAGATATCACTAAAATGATTACTTCTCGTGTAGAAGATGCTGTTAATGATTTCATCGATCAAAACAAAAAACAAAAAGAAGAAATCAAGAAAGTATATGAAAAGGCAAAAGAAAAGGTAGCATCTTTAAAAGATACTATCGATCCTAATGACCCTAGCTTCCAAGATTTCAATGGCGATCCAAATTCTGAATTAGATCCTAAATATGGCGATCAAGTTCAAGAACAAGCAATGGCTATGGTTCGTGGTAAACAACGTACTTTCCGTGAAGAAGCTACTTCTGTATTTAGTATCTTAAGTAAAAATACTTTAGAAACTATTCATAGAAACCAAGCTATTAAAGAATCTTACTCTGTAGGTATGACTGGTAGATTGGATTTCCAAAAAGCTATCAATGATACAAAAGTAATGTACTCTTTCTTAGAATGCTTGAATACTATGGGTATTTTAAGTATCAATGAAGAAAGCTTATCTGCTCTTCTTAATGATATGAAAAAATCTATTCGGGAAGAAAACTCTGTTACTAATATTGCACCAACAAATCCTGCTGATGCAAAAACTCCTGGTGGTACTATGACTGTTAATACTAACAATGCTACCCCAGCTCCTCCTCAACCTACTGCTACATCTACATCTAGCGGTACTGAAGGAAATACTTTGGCAAGTAATCCAAATAAATAAAAAAAAATAAGAGTAGAGTCATTATGACTCTACTCTTAAATTTTGTTAACTACGAAGCACGTCTAGTATTGCTAGCTCATGTTCTACTGAAGCTTTAACTTCTTCATCGGATAATTCTATGCCAGCCATTTCTCTTGCTCTAGAGGCCATACCTCTTTCTTGAGCTTTTTTATTTTGCCATCTTTGCATAAGTTTCCTTTGATAAATCAAAGGATTCTCATCAACAACGATAGGTTTATCAATAAGCTCAACAAGTAGTTCTTTTAGCATAATATACTACCTCCTTTCAATTTATCAAAGTATATCTTACTTTAAAGTTGTATATTATAAAAGACCTGCGATTAGCTTACTTGTTTCTTCAGCTGCATCTTTAGTGTTACGCCATTCTTCGAATGCACCAATAGCTTTATCAGCTACATAAATACCAGCTACTGTACCAACACCTGCACCGATACCAATTACAGCACTTTCTACAAATGCATCCTTTAAGGATTTTTCTTCTTGTTGAGCATTGCCTGCTTCTGCAATTTTAGCACCGATTAAAGCTTCTAATTTGTTAACTTGTTCCATTTGTTCTGCCTCCTGTTTTTCAATTTTAGTTTCATTAATTTGATCCAATTGATCTTGCTTTACCATTTTAGCTTCCTCTTCTTTCTTAGCTTGAATACTTTGTTCTAATGCAGCCTTTTGTTCAGACCCCATAGCTTGTGGGTTTTGAACTTCAACTTGTGCAATTGTTTGTTGTACAGGTTGTGGCTGCTGAATATTTTGTTGTTGCCACTGTTGTGGGATTTCCAACGCAGGATTGTTTAAACCATTATTCATCCCATCAGGAATAAGGTCTTTGATATCACCAGTGAATAGCATCGGTTTAGCAATGACATATTCTTTTTCTTTCTTAGAGGAATCCTGCGTCGTTTCCTCTGCTACAGGTGTTGCTACTACTTCTTCTTTTACAGGTTCTGTAGCAACTGTTTCTTGTTGTTGTGCAACTGGTTGTTCTACAATTTCCACTGGAGTTTCGATAACTACAGCTTCTTGTCGTTGCACTGTTTCTTTTGCAGAAACCTTTTTATTTCTGCGTCTGCGTGTTGCCATTTTGCAACTCCTTTCTTGCTTATAAAAAAGCATAAACTTTAAATAGACTCTCGTCTAGAAATCCCTCTACTGGATTTCACTATTATAGTATATAATTATAACCAATTTTAGAATAGGTATTTTGACACAATTATATGGGTAAGGGAACTTAATCCCTTACCCTCTATTTTAGATATTGATTAAATAAGTACCTTTAGCTATTTTGCTGCAAGTAAATAAGAATCCGAAGTTACTTGCATTCGATAAATATCTGAGTTCCTGGGCATCTAAATCCCCATGCCCATAAGTGCCTATTAAACTACCAATGCAATTATTAATAATGCCAAATATTGTATTATCATTTTCTTCTTTTGGATATAGATAAATATAAAAACTATGAGTCAATGGTTCCTCAATAATTTTATATTGGAAATATCCATTCTTATAAAGGTCAGAAGAGTCTAAAATAGGAATTATATTATCAGCTCTTAGAATATTATTTCTAAGAAGTTTGATTTTAATAGAAGTGCACAAATTAAGATTATTAGAAAAAATATCAGCGGCGTCAATATTAACCAATCTACCCATTACTTTAACATCCATCCTTTTTTAAATAAATTCAAATTATTCTCCAAAGAATTTAATGTCGTTTTGCCCCAATCGTTTAGAAATAGATTTGTATTGATATTTGTTATATAGCATATTCATATACCTTAGAGTTATTTCTATTCTAGGAAGCTCAGAATAATATTTATTAAAGCTTGAGCTTATAACAATAGAATCATCTATCCATATATTACCATTATACATATCAGAATATTTCTTTTCCACATTATCAAAGTCAGGTTTAGATAAAGGTCTTATCATTCCCATCTCTGCTAACATTTTTTCTTTAGTATTAAAAACGCTAGGTGTTTTGAAATATGCATTATAATGTACTTGGCAAGGTGTATAGATTAAAGACTCTAAAAAATCGAAGTCTTGAGTAGTTTTAAATTGCTTCATAAATTGTCTATCAGCAGCACCAGTAATAGAATATACTTGTATAAACCCAGGATTTGATCTTGCATTGGAAAGAATATTATTTCCTTTGCTTTTTATAAACCTAGCTCTAGGTCTAGGGCTCCCTTCTGGATTTTCATATATTACTACATACAACTCTGGCATGTAATACATTTGTTGAAGCATTTGGTTTCTAGTATTAATAATATCATCCATTTTGGATTTATTTATTTTATATTTGTCGATCATCCAAGAAAGTCTCTCTTGATAATCCCTTGGGACTTCAGAGTATTTCTCTTCATAGATTTTTGCTTTTTGTTTCCTAGTCTTTATTTTATCTCACCTCCTGGAATAAGACAAGATTACTTAGTAGTAGCCTATTGTATAAAAAACAAAAAAAGAAGAGTATACTACAAACGTAGTATACTCCTATTATTCTATCTTAATACATTCCCATATTCATCTAAATTAATGCCTCTTCTTATCAAGGCCTCTGTAACTAATCTATCTAATTCTCTCTTATTAGCTAATAACAATTCTAATTCTCTATTCGTTATCGCTACATTTCTTCTAACTGTGTCAGAATACATATAAAGAGCTGCTGCTCCAAAGACAAATCCAATTACAAAAGATGAATTCATAATCTGCTCCAATCCTATTTAAAATACTATAATATCATAATTATAGTATATAAATATAGGTTTGATTACATGATGGAACCATTACCAGATTGGTTACCGCCCATATTATTCCAAGCAGCATAAATAGAGCCTAAAGCTCTTGACCAAGTATGAACCAATCTATCTTTTACAGTATTAGAACCAAGACGTGTTAACCAATATAGTTTTACATATCTAAGCATATTAGGTTCTGCAATATTAATACCACACATATTAGCTAGGTAGTCTAATTGTGCTGGATTACCGATCATATCATTATCGCCTTTACCAGTAGCCATAGACATAACGTCATATAAGTCTTTAATAGATAATTGAATTGTAACCTGAGTAGGCAATCCATCTTGAGTCCAGCCTTGCAAATCACCACGTTGAATAGAACAGTTCGTAATAATACCCATATCTACATGGAACATGGATTTATAAAATGCACGGATTAAGAATGGAGATACATAAGTATTATCACCAGCAGATCTAGGCATAACAAATCCTAAGATATGACAAAGTGGAACAAATATATTTAAGTATAAAGATAATACATCGCAATCTGGAGAATCTAATTTGATAGTAATATCATAGGATCTCATGAAAGATGAATCAGCCCAGATTTCTGGGAAGAACATCTTACCACCAGCCATCATTGTATTAACGTGTTTCCACATAGAACCAAGGATACCGGACATAGAGCTTGTATCACTAGATCCTTTTTCTAAGTCTGCTTCTGGTTTGATAGCAGCTGTATTCATCAATCCAGATGCGCCACCTAATAAGAAATTAACCTCTCTAGCCATATCAGATACTTGGTTAATCTTACTTGCTAATTGAGATTGTGTAGTACTATTAGAGAATGATTCTTGTACTTGAGTTTCAGAGTTGATATAGAAAGACACAGAGCCTCTATGATATCCAGCAAATGGATGCTGAGATGCTAAACCCCAGTCAAAGTTACCTAATTTATTCTTTTCACCGTTAGCACCATATTCTATTTCTACATCATTGATATTTAATAGAGATGCTACAGATCTACACATTTGATTTACAGCAAAGAAATAATCTTCTGGGGTTGCTTTAAAGTTATAGTATCTACCAGATTGGTTTACTAGTTTATTTACATCAGATTCTTTTACTTCACCATGATTGCTACTAATAGCAGAAACAATTTCTTTTTGAATCTTTGCTTTCTTATCTCCCTCATAACCTTGAAGGAAATTAGCAACACCTGCTTGTAGAACCATAATAGGTGCTCTACCAACAATCTTTTGAGCAAACTTTCTACCAAATGCTGCATCATTATTAGTATTATCAATTCTATTATCACAAATAGGCATAAATTGATATGGCATACCAAATACAGTTCTGATATTTTTGATTGTCATTTTATTCATATTAGTAATAAAATTATCAATAGCATTAAAGGCACTAGTAAATCCTTCTTTAAATGCTTTAATATCATTCATGAAATCTTTATACTGTAATTCATTTGATACTTTGTTTATATCCACATCTTTAAACTTACCGTCTTTATTCTTATAAGAAAATGCTCCTAAAGCAACACGGTAAGTTTTACCATCACTATCTTTAATATTAACGTACCCACTAGGATCTACTGAAGATACTTTAAAAGTACTATTATCAGTTTTAGCAGAGTCTGGAATATCTTGACCGTTGATATCTTTCTTTGCATCCGAGTTGATTTTAACTACAGTGCCTTCAAGATCGATATCTTGATCATCATTATTCTGTTTATCAGAACCACCAGCAAATGCTTGTAGATTTAATCTAACCATTTTTTGTCTTAAGATCTCTTCATCTACATCTGCCATCTTAGTTAATCTATTACTATTTAAAACGTATCTACCAGATATAGTTTTTAACCAACCATCTTCTTCAGATACAACTTCTATAGTCTTTCCTTTATCTATACTATTCACAGTAGTACTAGAAGCAGATGGTCTACTTTTAATTAATACTGGAGCGTTTACTTTGTATAATTCAAACATTTTTATCCTCCTAATTACTAGGTTATTACAAAAATGTCAGGGATAGCATTTCTGCTATCCCTGTGTAGTTTATCTATTAGCAATACTGTTCATATTGTCAATAATTGATTGATAGTTACTAATATCTGTTGTACCGACTCTATTGAAGTTGCCTTCTACACCTGCACCCGCACCTACACTAGAAGCTGCCATTGTGGCAACAGTAGCTCCAGATTGCGGCATGCTCGCTGCATTTATGTTGGCCTTAATACCTTTATCAGCAAAAGTATTTGCTAATTGGACGATAGCAGATAATAATTCATTAGTCTTAGTTTGTTCTTTAATTAGTTTATCTAACTTAGCACCCAAACCAGGATCTGCTGCAGATACAGAAGCAGCTTGAGAAGCTCCTCCTACTGCACCACCAGCTGGTGCTCCATTAGTGTATTTAGGATCTTTAGATAATACAGCAATTGCTTGTTCTTTACTCATGTTTTGAGTATTTACCAAGTAATTGATATCATTATCAGAATATGGTATTCCATTAGGTCCAACTCCATTAGGAGCATCAACTTTAGCAACTGGAAGATTGAAGTTAGAGGATTTCAAATTATCTAGGTATTGTTTACCATAGGATTTGATATTTCCCCATGCATTAGAACCAAAGGTTTTAATACTACCCCAAGCATTAGAAGCTAAGTTTTTAAACATAGAACCAAAACCTCTACCAAAGTTAGAAGTTTTACCTCTACCGAATCTAGAAGCTGGAGATTTAGGAATTTGGTTATGCAAACCATAAGAACCTTCATCAATACCTCTATTGGAAGTATAGTCTACTTTGATACGAGTGCTACCTCTACCATATTTAGATATACTCATGAATCCAGGAGTGCTTGCAAAGGAACTGTGTTTACCTTTACCACCACCAGAACACAATCCATCAATAGAATATTGGCATGGGTCAACTGCACCGTCCATACCAGCACAGTTTTGATCACTAGTTACAGTATAATGTAAATGAGGGCCAGTACTTGCACCTGTGTTACCAGATTTTGCAACTATTGTACCAGATTTAACGTTATCACCTTTAGATACACATTGTTGAGACAAATGGGCAAATAAGTGATACATTCCTTTACCGTCTTTTACAACGACAAAGTTACCATAACCAGATCCAGGACCACCTTGGCAACCTACGTCATCTACAACACCATCTACTGGAACAGGAACTGGAGTTCCTTCATCAACACCTAAGTCAATACCGTTATGCATTGAAGAGCCTACACCACCAGGACTTTCACGAGGTCCAAATGGAGAAGTGATAGGAGCGTTGCCCATACCTGCTTGAAGTGCAGCTGCTGCAGAACCAGATTGAGGAGTAGATACAGAACCAGCACCACCAGATTGAGCACCGCCATTAGATCCTCCTTCTTTCTTAGTATCCATACCTAAGATACTGCTAAATGGATTTTCATCACCAAATAAGAATTTGAGATTATTACCAAATACTTTACCAGCAGTACCTAGAATAGATGCACCTAGAGCTTTGGTCATTTTAGATAAAGGAGAAGCAATCTTTTCAGCCATTCCACTGATTCTACCAAAGAATCCTTTACTATAATCAGCACCAGAAGAAGCTGGTTTGGAAGCTGCATTTTTATTATTACTATTAACACCTTTAACATCTAATGCTTGAGCCATTGTCTTAGTAGTTTGAGGTTTAGCTAAACTACTAGCAGTAGCAGCAGGAAGTTTATAAGGATTATTAATATCTACTTTCTTAGTAGGATCCATAGTCAAACCAGGAATTGTAGCAGGAGTAGATGTATCTAGTTTGAATTGGTTACCCATACCAAATCTAGCTTTGATATGTTTACCCTTACCAGAAGAACCTATATTACCTTTACCTGCCAAAATAGCTTTAGCAGAAGCAATACGTCTTGGATAGCTTGCAGTATCTCCAGATACTTCAAAACCTTTTTCCCAAGTTACTACAGCATCTTCAATAGATTGGTTTGCCATAGCTTGAACGAATTGATTGTAATATCCTCCAGGACCTATTTCAGACCATAGATATTCTAATTGAACTGAGAGGTCATCCCACTTCTTACCTTTAGATTGAGCTAATTGATCTAATTTAGTAGCACGATCTTGGTACCATTGGCAAAGGCCTTTAGCACCAGAACCAGAGTTTACTGAAGAAGGATTGTATCCAGATTCAGCTTCGATATTACCACAGATAGCAGCTGCTTGAATATCATTTAAACCTTTAGATTTTAAGAAATCAAAGATTTGTTTTGCATTCGCTGCAGCATCTCCAGATACGGCATTATTAGAGCCATCGGAAGATCCAGAGCTAGATGGAGCTGTTCCGAAGGATAATGCATCTCCTAGAATACTTACTGCTTTAGAAATACCGCTTAAGAAACCAGTAGCACCAGAGCTTCCAGAAGAAGAACCACCAGTTGCTTTACTTGGTTTACCAGGATCTCTCTTACCAAATTTAGATTGATCAATTAAAGTCATATTTGGTTTGCCAGAAGGAATAGCAGATAAAGCTCCACGCATAGCATTTGCATATTCAGTAAGATCTGCACCGAAGTACCCATTTTGTTTTAGACGAGTTGCAAAGTCATCTACGTCTTTAGATCCACTTAATGGAGGTGTAGTACATCTATTACAATACCATGCATAGTATTCTGCCCATTCTTCTTCATTACCAAAGTGCATATAATAGTTTCCACCATCTGGTTGTTTATCCTTAGGATCGCCAGTTGGTTCGTTTTGTGTCATACCACCAAAGTTGTAGTTTTCTACGGCTAATTGGGAAGAGAAGTTTCCTGATTCATGATACCATTGAGCAAATACTAGTTTTGCATCGATACCAGTCTTAGGAGCAACCCAGTTAGCTAATGCCCACATCTTATCAGCAGATATACCACCTCTACCGTATTTAAATTTACCTGTACCGAAATGGAAGTTATTAGGTCTCAAAGAAGAAGTACCTTTACCATATCTTACAGTTTTACCAGAACCATATCGTTTAGATCTAGCACTGATAGCTACAGTAGATTTAGATAAGATATCATTTGCTCTATATACTTTATTAGGTTGACGAGTTTCTGGGTCTTGAACAATAATGTTTCCATTATTATCAATACCAGTAGCTGTAACATAATGAGGATTTTCAGCAAATGGAGTTCTATCAGATTCACCAGCGTTATCTTGACCCATCAATACAACAGGATTGCCTGCTGCTAGAGATTGTTTAATAGAATCATTATCGTAAAGATTGTCTGTTTCCATACCAGCTTTACTCATGAAACTATTAAAAAATTCAGGTCTCGTACCACCGTTAGTTTCTTTAAATCCTCCTTTGATTGCATATTGAGCAGCCATACGAGGATCTACATCAACACCAAGAGAAGATAGAGCATTAACAGCAGATACAGGACCGCATCCAGAGTCTGCCATTGTTTGTGCTTCAGAGTCACCAGGTGCATTAAATGGCATAGAGTATTGGCTATCTAATTGAGAGTAGAAATTGCCTTTACCATATTTAGAATGTTTGCCAGAACCAGGGCCTGGTCCGTATCCGAAGAAGTTCTTAAGAGAAGTACCAGCCTCACCAAGAGCACCTGCGGCTCTATCTCCAAGTTCACTAGCTTTGTTTCCTAAATATTCTAAATTATTACTAATACCATTTTTAACGTAGTTATAGTTATTAGTGATGCCATTCTTAACGTAGTTGTAGTTATTCATAATTCCATCTTTAGCGGAATTATATAGATTAGAAGCGCCAGTCTTAAGAGCATCCCATGCCTTGCCAGCTTGATTTTTAGCCCATTCTAAGTTATTACCAACAAAGTCTTTAAACTGTTGGCCTTTTTCTATTACTTTAGATACTACATTTTGAGCTCCAGTTTTAGCACTATCGATCATCTTGCTGAAAGTATCTTTAGCTTTGTCCATATTGCCACTTAGAGAAGAAGTTTGTTCATCTTTTCCTCTAGGTTTCTTTCTTCTTAGTTCATCAAGTTCTTTTTTACCGAATCCAAATGCAGGGCCTACATATTCAATACCCATTTCCAATACAGCATCTTCTGGAATGATGATACCAAGAATTGGAATAGCAGAACATAATGCAGTTACGATACCTGCTACGATTTTCATACCAGTAGTAGAAGTACCTTCAGAAAGTTTTAGCATTTCATCTGCAGAATTATAGCCATGATAGAAATCAGAGATTACACCACCAACAATAATAGCAGCAGATACGATAGCGCCAATACCTGTAGAAGCAGCAGCAGCTTCAGCACCTTGTCTCATAAGCTTAGTAGCAGCACGAGCAATATTTGCTGGTTTAGCAGCTCTTTCTAAAATTTTAGCACCGAATCCTTTTAAAGCTTTTGTAGCTTTTGCAGGAAGTACAGATCCTAATTTATCAGATACCTTTGTAATACCGTCTTTTAATTTGGATAATAAAGCTTGAATAGTAGAACTTTGAGTTTCTGCTTTAGCAGCAGTTTTGCTTATATCAGTACCAGCTTCTTGTGCAAATCCTAAAGCTTCTTTACCTTTAGAAAATGCTTTACTAGCACCACTTCCTATAGCACTCAATGCTTTAGAGTCTACAAATCCATGATACATATCACTTGGAATAGAGGAGAAATCGCCATTAGCAATATCATAAGCAGCTGCACCAGCAGCACCCATCTTACCAATACCACCACCTAGTTTAGAAACTAATGCAGAAGCACCAATAGTTGCACCTATACCACCAAGCATACCAGTTAAACTTTGGCTCTCTTCAACTTGTGGAGATGGAACCCCATCATTGATTTGACCAGTAGTACCAGATGTAGTATCATCAATATCATGAGCAGAAGCATTGCCCATAGTACCATAACTCAAAGCAGCCAATCCAGCTAAAGCTGCACCGACTTTACCTTTACCTTTGAATTTAGTAGCTAATCTAGATAAGAGTCCTGGTTTTGCTCCTTTAACAGCAGCTTCTTGAGCAGCTTTTCTAGCAGCGACTTCTTGTTCAGCTCTTGCTAAACCACCAAGTTTAGATTTAACTTGTCCACGGTCTGCAACGTATTTCTTAATAGCATCAGATTGATACATAGAAGTTGCCTTCTTTGTAGCTTGTTCTTCAGCTATTTTAGCAGCCTTTTCTTTAGCCTTTTTACCTAGAATGGAAAGCTTTCCACCAGCTTTACTGAAGATATAATCACCAACTGCTTGACCACCTACATCAAAAGCAAAGTCTCCAAGATCGAAATCTTCTCCATTTGCCATTTTGTAAGCTTGCATAGCAGCTGCACCACCAAGATAACCAGCACCTTTACCAAATCTCTTTCCTAAGAATCTATTAGCAGCAAAACTACCTAGACCCATAGAGAAATCTCCTGGTAATGCTTTTAAATTTTCTTGAGCAGCAGCTTGATCTCCAGTAGCAGTATTATATAGATAACCTAGTCCATCGAATAGACCATAGCCAGCTATACCACCTAGACCTTTAGCAGCACCAGATGTTAATAGCTTACCTATTTTACTTTCTGCGCCACCTAAAACAGAGTTTCCTTTTCTGGAAACATCTTTGCCAAAGTCTTTAGCTTTGTCAATAAGAGATCCTGCTTTTTCAGTAGCCCCTTCAGGTAATAATCCTTTGCCTAAAGTTTTAGCTGTATCCCATACATACTTACCTAAATCTTTAATGCCTTCTTTAACGGCAGTCTTAATTTTAGGACCGATTTTTGCTAGAGCTGCAGCTATCATAGGACCTATTATTGGAAGAGAAGCTAAGCCGCTAAGCATACCACTAAGCGGGCCAAATAAAGAATCTAGTAAACTACCTCCTGCTTTCTTAACTGTTTGACCAGCTTTAGAAGCACCGATTCTTTCAGCAATTCTTTCTAATGCAACAGTAGATCTTTCTTGCAATTGAACCTTGTGTTGGTTCTTAGCATTGATTTCTCTATTGTGCTTATTAGGAATCTCCATCATTTGTCCATCAGAAGAGGAGATGGCATATTCTTTAGTATCACCATCTGCAGTAGGAACTGTGGTTATACCATTCTTGCCAGCAGATGCACTCATAGATGAAGCACCTTTAGAACTGCTCATATTGGCACCTATAATAGATGCTGCAGATAATGAGCCCATATCTTTAGCTATTTCATCTTTAGTTCTCATATCAGTAGCTTTAGAGGAAGGAGATTCTTTAACTTCTTCTAAGTCATCAGATTTTTTGTCTCCACCACCAAATAAGCCTCCTAGTAAACCACCTTTAGCAGCTGCTCCACCAGATCCACTAAATAAACCTTTAGCAGCTCCAATGATACCACCAAATGCATGGTCTTCAATATCGTTAGCATTAATTTTCTTACCATGCCAGATTTTAAATGTTTCTCTAGCTCCTGGAGCTAAATGCATTTTCTCAGCTAATCCAAATGGTAAGAATGCTTTACTAATAGTAGGAATGATAGCATTGGTAAAGTTTTGTAAAGCATTTAATACTTCGCCTTGACGTTTATCAATTTTATCATTAGCTTTTTCTAGTCTATCAAAGAAACCTTTACCTTTTTCATATAAAGCACCATAGAAACCTTGTTTAACGGCATCACTCATATCTTTAACTCCACCGTTACCAGTAAGGAAGTTATAGAGTTGAGTCATGTCTTTATTATTAGGATTATTATCTTCAGCTTCGGTTTCATCTAATCTAGCATTTAGAGACATGCCTTTTCGTTTTTGTAATTCGTTGACACGGCTGCCTAATACTCTGGCAATTGCTTCCATTTCTTTAACAGCATCTTCATCACCTCTTACAACTCTGAGGTATAATTCTCTAAAGTCTTCTTTAGAAATAAGAGGTTTTTCAACCCCAATAGTTAGACCTTTGTATACTTTATCAGCAACTTTATAAATAGCTGCTTTATTGCCTTTATTAAATACTCTTGCTGCTTCTTGAGCTCTTACAGCTTTCTTTTCACCAGCTTTAAGAGTTTGAACAAGGGATTTATATTGTTCATCTGATAATAGATCGCCATTTTTAGATTTAAATTTAGCAAGTTTATCAAGAGCACCTTGAACACCTTTACCATTTTTAAATTCATCAATGATACCTAATGCATTGAGGTTTACAGCACCTCTAGTTTGTTCTTGGATTTGATCTGCAGCCGCTCTAAAGTCAGCATAAGATTCTTTAGTAGCTTTATTGAGATAATAGTCTTCGCCACGATATTTTCTATTCTTAGCAAAGTCTACAACATCATTCATTTGAGCTCTAGCAGCATTAATACCAGCATAGTTACCAGTACCAATATCTCCCATCATACGAGTTACATCTGCTACGTTGCCTTCCAAATTATTTTCTTGAATGAATTTAATTTGTTCTTCAGTACTACCAGTACCATAACCCTTTTGAATAAGTCGTCTATTGGCCCAACCACCAACTTTATTTTCTAGACCTTTAGCAAGCTTACCTGCTCCTTTGGCTACTTTCTTACCAAACCACTTAGTCAAATTGAATGCTTTTGTTCCGATACCTAGTTTATCGAAAAGCTTTTCAAAGAATAAGCCTGGAGAATCAAGTTTGCTCTTAATAAAGTTAGTAATAGATTTAGCAGATTGTAAACCATATACGCCAATAAGTTTAGTTACAGGTTTTACAGTATTGAATATAGGTTTGATCATGTCGTCTCTTAACCATCTACCCATATTCTTTTGAATATCTTGAAGAGTCCATTTAAGAGGGTTAGTAAAGTGACGTCTAATAGCACCAGCTAAACCACCACGTCTTACACCGTTCTTATCCTTGATACCAAGCATAAGCTCTTCAAATTTATCAGTAGTAGAAATAATACCTAAACCAGCACCTAAGATAGAGTTACCCAAGATACCGAAAGGACCAAGAACCATTGTACCAATAGTAGCTGCTGCTACTCTAGGGAAATGTTTCTTGATAAGAGCTTTACGATCTTTATTTAATAAACCTCCACGGTCACCAAATAAGAAATCATTTAAGTCTTTATTATTTTTTACTATGGAAATACTTGCACCAAGCATAGCACCGCCCAAAGGACCGAATGGGAGTACCAAACCAGATAGTGCACCTACTGTACCATATTTTTTAGCATCTGGCATATACTTAGCTAAAGTATCTTGCCATTTTTTAGAGATGATACCTTCTTTATGAGTAACATTACCTTTATCATCAACAATATCTTTACCAAATACTGTTTCTTGGAAAGTTTTACTATTTTTGATTACATTAATAGCAGAACCTGCTAATGCACCAAATAAAGGACCACCTAATGGGAATATAGTACCAAGAACAGCACCAGCAGCACCGCCTTGTACACCAGCACCCATATTCTTTTTAGCAAAGTCATTAAATTGAGAAGCTGCTTTTCTAGGGTCTATACCAAAAGCTTGTTCTGAGAATGTCATTAATGGATCTATACCGATCGCACCAGATACTCTTCTAGTAGCTCTTTCTATACCTCTAGTAAAGAAGTTCCCTTTATTTTTAAGCTTAGCTTCAGTAACAGCTTGCTCATGAGCTCCAAGTTGTTCAACAATTTCTAAATCACTAGTACCACCTGCATGGTGTCCTATATTAGAAATCAATCTACGTTTGAAGTCTTTCTCTTCAGATAATTGTTGTCCTAAGTTAACACTATCTCTTTCAGGATTGAAAGGATTCATATTAGCAGGAATAACCAATTCGCCTTTATGAAGAGTAGTTAGAGTTACATTACCTTTAGAAGGATTAACGTATTTAATCCCACTAGCATGGTGTTGGATACCGCGTTCAGCTTCTGCTAACTTAGCAAGTCTAGATTTTACTTTACCTCTTTGAGCAACGTATTGATTAATAGCATCGGAATTGTACCTTCTACCACCGATTAAATCATCAATACCAAAGAATTGGGCTGCTTCCATACCGCTACTTTGAACGGCATCTTTAGCATATCCATATAATCCTTGAACACCTTGTTTAGCATTTTCTTTAACGAAGTTTGCACCACGTCTAACCTTAGCTTTAGCAGCTGCGATACCTCTATCAATATCAAAGCCAAACCAATCCTTAGCAAATCCTTTGATTTTATCAGGAAGGGTTTTTGCTAATTTATCTCTAAGCTTACCTAAGATATCGTTAATTTGTCTATTAAGGTTATTAGTAATTTCCTTCATATCATGGATCATTACATTGAATAAACCTTTTACAGGTTTACCATCTTCATCCTTGATATTAGTATTCTTACCGAAAAGCATATCATGAATAAATTCATCAGCACCAGCAATTACTGTTGTAAGTAGTCCTGCAGGAGCTTTGAATATACCTTGCACACCTTGCTGAATAGTCTGTAATTTATCACCAACTGTACTAGACTTGATTACATCATCTAAGAAACTAGTGGCTTTATTACTAAGAGTATCAGCTAATTTACCTTTTCCTTTAGTCCTATCTTTATATCCTTGACCATGGAGAGCTTTCATAGCATTTGTTAATTCTTCATCTAAAGAATTAGCTACATCTTTACTCATACCACCAGTTGTAGCAGTTTCTACTACAGAGGACTTAATAGATTTTTCTTTTTGTTTTAACTGTCTAGAAAATGCTTGATCTAAAGCAGTAATAGGATCGGCTTTTCCGCCTCTCCTACGCCCTCCACCAAGACTTCCAGCACCAGATGCAATTAAGTTTCTGATATGGAATAATTCTTTGTAAATATTGTATTGGTAATCGTATAAAGACATACCATATTTATCTTTATATCTTGCATTTGGTGGTATAAAGTTACTAGCAATATATTCTCCACCAATAGAAGTTTTAATACCACCATTAGTAGCTTCATGTAATAACCCTTGACCAGAAGCATAGGTATTTTCGATCATTCTCGATTTAACAGCTAAGCCACTACTAATCTTACTTTGTAATTGACCTAATTGACCAGATGCTCTAAACATATTCATCACAAGATCAAATGTTTCTTGAGAAGTATCTTTGCTCTTGTATTGATTATCTCTATTTTTGTATTTGGTTAATACCCTTTCTATGTCCCTTGGATTGAAAGTACCATTCTTCCAAACACCATCCATCAATTTATTAGCTACAGAAATGATCTCTTTCTTGCGCTTGTTGTATTCTTGCTTATCAGAAGTGCCTAGATCACTATACACTACAGCATTTGCAATAGACTCTCTGAGTTTTTCAAATGCTTCACGTTTTAATTGTGTATCCATATGCTTCTGAACATTAGCAGCAGCAAGTTCAGTAGTCCATCTACCAGTTTGATAATTGAATACTCTAGCAGCTTCTCCAGTAAGAGCAGATTCTATTTTTCTTAAGTATCCAGGAATTACTTCTACTAAAGATTTTTGAGCAATACCATTCCAGGCAATGGCTCCTTTATTGTAATTACTACTTTCAAAATCTTTTAAGAAGTCTTTGTATTCTTCTTTAACACCAAAGATTCTAGCAAGCTCTTTACTCATTCCTTTCTTACCATTACCCAAATCAAATAATTGGGCTAAGGCAGATTGGAAGTAACCGCTTAAGTTTTTATCAAAGTTACCAATAGCTTTCTTTAGATCTTTACCCATTGCCATACTGATACCACCCTTAGCAACAGCTTTCATAGGGTTGCCAGTATATTCGGCAATCATCATAGGGAGAGCTGAGTACATCATTTTTATTGTATCTAATGTACCACCATCTTTGTTAGCTTGTTTTTCGATGTGTTTAAAATAGTTTTCTAAACTAAACCCATCTTTACTAAATACCCTATTAGATCTGGCTTGGTTTCTATGCTCTTTAGTATCGAAAGAGTCTTTGTATACACTACGCTGTATATCAATAAGCTCTTTTAATATAGCATTATTTTCAGCTGTAAGATTACTCATAGTTTCAAAATACTGTGTAGCATTTTGAGTATAAGTAAGCATTACTTTATTATTAAACTCTATCAATGAGTTAACGCCTTGACCTAGCATTTCAAAGCCATTAGTCATGACACCAATTTGTCTTTCTCCCTGTGCAAATTGTGCATGAGAGATAGCCTTTTGGTTTTTAAGCTGAACATCTGTTGTTTCAGCTATAACTCTAGATAGAGAACTTGTATTAGCTCTTAACTGACCAGAAATCATAGATGCTACTACAGCATCACCACGGGATATTTTAGAACCAGGGTTTTCTTCGTCAGTATCATCGAAATCTTCCATCAAGTCGCCAAACATATCTGACATCATGTCCATCATCATTTTTTGTTGGGCTTTAGCAACACTTTCGTTTTCATGATAGAAGTTACCAGTTGTGAGTTCTCTTTTTAGATTCCTAAACGTGTCATTGACTGGTTTGAAAATAAATTGCTCTCTAAGATTCTTCATTTTAAGACCGACAGCTTGTCTAGAGCCTACAATCTCTTTAAAAGAATTCTTAGCATAGTCCTTATTATTCTCAATCATCTTAGTTGTCACAGGAGCCTGTTCTTTAAGAACTTCTACTGCAGCAAATTTCAATGATTTACCTAATCTCTTCGTATAGGCTAGAATAGAGTTTTTTGCCATAAAAGACTTGTCCTCCTTTCTTTAGCATTACGCTGATGTCTTAATTAGACATAATGATCCCCACTACAGAACTTAATCTGTAGTGGGATGTTCATTGTGTTTGCGGGAATGCTCCAGATATACCAGCTTAGTATATCAAAAGGTAGAACTGGGTCTAGCTTCTTAGAAGATAATTATTTATCTTCAGCCTCATCTTGTTTCTCAAATTTATTGAAGGATCTTCCTTCAGTATCATTCCAGAAACGAGATTGCTTGGTTGGATCAATTTCTTTCCAATTGTCTTCTTTCATCTCTTCAATAGTAACCTTACGGAAAGCTGGTACAGAAATGAATGTAATACGGAATTTATATTTAATTGAAGCAGATTTTCTATCGAAAACCGTTCTCCAACCAAGGGCAATATTAGAATCTGTTTTAAATCCTACTTCTTTAGAATTGATACTGAATGAAAGGGTGTTAGGATAATTTTCATTTGAGATAGATGGGATATTATTAGCAATACTATTCATCATAGCTTTAAGTACTGCTGCTTCGATTGCTGTATCACCACAGTATGCTTTTAATTCTGGAATAGCTTTAATAACTGTAGTGTATGCATCTTCGAATGTATCGAAAGTTTTTGTAAGGTTAATTACAGTAGGTTTTATATTGAATTTTCCTTTAACAAAGTTAGACATTATTAGTTCTCCTCTTTGGTAGTATCTTCTTCTTTTTCTAATTCTTTATATTTTTCTGCTTTATCTAAAATAGATCGAGCATCATCGATATTCTTAACTTCCATATCAGTGATCTCTACTTCTTCACCAAGATCTTCATCTATATCTTTTAATTCTTGATTTGATAAGAAGATTTCATTAGGATGGAATCTATTAGAAATGTCTTTATTATTTGGCGTTAATGCAATGAATGCTATTCTTGCAAAGATATCTGGGAATTGATCATCTTCATTAATTGTGAAGTTATTATTTAATTCATCGATTAAATACTTAATAAGAGATTCGGTAACAATTTGCACTTCACGTTGTGCAGCTTTGTGTGCTCTGATATCAATAAAGTGAGCAAGTTGTTCAATAGTAAAAGTCATCATGAGTTTAGTAGTTACATTCATAGGTAACCAAGCTCTTGCATCTTCTTTTACAATCTTATTATCCAATGCATATTGATAAGTTTCAAATGGATCAATACTTCTTAAATATGCAGCAGTATTTGCATCTAGATCTTTATATCTTTCTGGATAGGTGTCTAGAGGATTTACAAATTGAGATATATCTGTTTGATGAGTTACATATCTTTGAGACTCTTGAGAGATAGCAACTCTATGGCGAGTCATTTGATTTGCACATGCTCTAGAAATATCATGAAATACGAAAGACATAGTAGCAATTTTAAATAGATCTTTTATATCAAATCCATATTGTTTGATATATTCAAATATCTTTAAGAGATATTTATCTTTTCTATGGAGGTAATCTACTAATTTACTAGACCATTCTTCTGTATTAGTTTCAAACTCATCTGCTACTGTATCATAATTATTAGGAGATTCTAGTTTTTCATATTCATATCTATGCTGAGTTACTTTAGAAATAATTTCTTTTGTAGCAACTTCTGGTTCATAAATGCAATCTTCTTCATCAATCACTTCATCTTTAATATATTGATGAAGGATTTCTTTTTCAAAAGAAGCACACATGATATTCTTAACAGTCTTTACAAATGGATTTTCTTCAGAGCATTCTCTAATAATATGGCCTAGTGCTCTAGATGATCCACTAATAAGTATTGTTATAGAAAGATTGCTTTGTTCTTTAATAGATACTCTACAGTATGTACTGTAAGATAAGAATTCAGTTAAGTATTTCACATAATTTGTTGTAAAAGAAGCATAAGCTGGAATTTTAATAATTGCAATTACATTGGTATGCTCAAAAGGAGATTCATGTCCTCTAGCTCCCATTCTAGAGCAATATGATTTTTGTTTATCATATCCAGAATCTGGTAACATTCCAACACATATTCTTCCAGATCTATTTAATAGATATACATTATCAGAGATATCTACTATTTCAAATTCTGGAGTTGGTACTACTTGTAATCTTCCATCTTCAGTCATTTTAGGATCTGTAGTCCACTTGTCACTTGTTTTGTTAGTTTTTACGATATCGGTTAGTTTGTCTATTAGTCCCATTTTACTAGTTCTCCTCTTATAAGGGAATATAAAGTTATAGCTATAAGTATCTTATAAAAAAGTCAATGTATTTATATAAAATTAAAAGAAACCCTAGAACCATTACGGCTCTAGGGCATGAATTAGAATTATTAATCGACTAATTTATGAGAATCATAAAGTCTTCCACAAGGGTCCATAAAGGAATCATATAAATCATCATAATCATAAGTCAAATGATGAGTTCCTTCATTTCTATGGTGATGATATGGTCCTCCATAATAATCACCTCTCCAACCATTTTCTCTACCTTCATAATCATATAGCGGAGGATAAATAGGAGGTCTGCATACACCATATTCACAATCACATTGACAATCTGGTTTCCCAGATTTAGGAGCATATACATATTCAGATTTTCTTCTAGGATGACATTCATGGATTTCATGAATAGTATTTCCTGGATTGAATCTTTCATATCTATCAGTGCCCATAATCAATCTATTACTATTTGGATCATAATAGTATCCATCATAGAACGGTTCATTAACTTCATCATATTGACCGTCACTATGAATCAAAACACATGGGGTATTGTTTTGTTTACATAATTTGATGATAGGATAAATAGCAGATGCTCTATAAGCAATATTATTATCCATAAAGATAATTACTCTATCCAATTTAGAAGTATTAGAATATGGGTGGAAGTTTTCTAAAGCACATAAGAAATCACCAATGCAATGTCTTATAGCAGAAGGGTTTCTAAAATCAGATACTAGAGGAGATTTATGCATGTGGTCATAATCTACTCCATACATATGAGCAATCTTTTCTACATCAAAATCAGATCTAGGAGATCCTCCATAGATAACTTCTAGATTCATTCTTCTATAATATCTTTCGAAGAATGTTGTAAGTGTTCTAGTAACCACATATGGTTCATATCTCCATAATGGATCTACTACAATAGCAACTCTTCCATATGGTTTAGGAGGAAGTGCTTTTGCATTTTTACCACACTCACAATTAGTCCAATTATCCATAATAGGATTCGGATTTCCTTGTACATTAACGGAACAAGAGAATTCTGCTTCAGCTGTTACATCAAACCAGTTAAGCATGAATTCATCTTCTTTAGTCAGCTTATCATTGCAGCAACATTTATTCATGGTTGCACTCGCATTCCTTTCTTCTTTTACGAATAGATCCTCCTAATCGATATTCTCTCTTAGTTTCTTTTACATAAACCTTCATACCAGGTTTAAGCATTTCTCTAGGAATATCTAATAGGTCATTCATAGAATCTACTACTAAGAAATCATCTGTTGGTTCTGGTTTGATATATTTATCGTTTAGAATATGAATTTCAGAATAGATATCTTCTAATTGTCTATTACCAGTAATTACACTACCAGGAATATCTTTATAGCATCCATTTACAATAACTGGTACTGTAACAGATCCTTCGAATCCTTCTTCGTAAGGAATTACAATATCTATTAAACCATTGAACTGTCTGAAAGTATGATAGTGAGATAAGAATACAGTACCATCAATTTCAGGAGTTACATAGTCGTGCATATGAACTACACCATCTAATAGATCATAGTTTTCATATTCTGGATCGATTTGTAAATCACCAAGGAGTTCTTTTATATAATCATCTACTGTAATAGATGCAGCAAATTCTGTATTAGAAGTGCATGGTACTAGCATCTTAGAATACATCGAATAGATATATTGGTTAGATTGAATTCCAACTCTACCATATAAGTATAATTGTCTTACATTCTTATCAGTAATATCTAGATCACATTTTAGATCATAGTTGCTAATAGTAGCTAGATAGATAAGATCATCTACAACAAACAAAGTTCTATTAAATGCATCTGCATTTAGATTTACATTAGAATTGATATCTGTAGAAGACCAGAAATCTTTTACAGTGATTTGTGCTGGTATAGAGTTAGAAATAGATTCTTCTAACTCTGCTTTAGTATATTCTAAATTACAATTTTTTAGAATATCTAATGCTCTAATAGATGGAACTGTAATAGCACCGCTAAACCAAGTCTTATCATGTTCTATTTCTGTATTGGTATCATCTTCAATAAAATTAGCTTGTAGTTTTACACTAGAATCTAGATCAGTATAATCAACTTCTTTATCAAAGATCATTTGACCTTTAAGGTCTGGGAATAGTCTATAAATAGACTCTTCTAGATTAGTTTCACCATTAATATCAATCTGATTCTGATCATCGATATACTTCTTACCAATAGAGAAGTCTCCTTGAATATCTTTAACCACATCTGTAGGTGTATGGGTAAGTTTACCTTTGATCATTGCAATGTATTCTACAAAGGCATTATTCTTAACTGTAATACTTGCAGGAATGTCGTATGCATGCCAACCTCCTACAAAGAAGAACTCTCCTTTAAGTATAAATTGCTTGAATCTGATTCGATTGGTTTCATCAAAATTTTCGATATCTGGCATTTTGTAGCCTCCCAATCTTATAAAAAATTTAGCTAAATTTTGTATTATAATGATGTGATAAAGTAATCCATAGAGTCAATTAAGACTCTATGGATATTTGTTGTATTAGTTTTCAAATCTTGTATCAATCATTTCTACAAATCTGTATCCAAGAATAACATTCTCTGATTTATTAGAGTAGCAGAAACAATAATAATCTTTTAAATCAATATGGAAATCTGTTACTAAAGATTGGGCTGTTTCTTTGTTAATACCCTTCTCAAGATTGTTACTTCTAATCATATCATTCAGTATTTGAACTGCATGACATTTACTATCAAATATTACAGGTACTACTAGTAGTCCTATAACGCATTTTTTAAGTTTGATTTGAAATATATCTTTAATCAATACAAGATTTTTAGATTCCATAATTAGATACCTCTTAGATCTTATAGATGATCTGTAGGAGCTATTACATCTGGTTCTTTCTCTACAGGAGGGATATCAGATGGTCTTGGTTCATCATCCATGCTAGGAGGATTAGCAGGACTAGGCATGCCAATACCATAGAAGTGATGCCAGATAATAGATTCTCTGCTAAAGATATTTGTATCCATATCTGCTGGTTTAGGTAGTCCCATACCATAGTATCTACGATATGCTACAGATTGATCAGAGTATGGATTTGTATCAAAATCAGAAGGTTTAGGAATACCAAGATTATAGAATTTTCTATAGATAACACAGTATTCGTCTTTATAAGGGTTTTCATCATATCCTTCTGGTTTAGGTAATTCCATAGAATAGAATTTTCTATAAGCAATAGATTCATCACTATAAGGATTAGTTTCTAAATCATCTGGTTTTGCTGGAGCTGTTTTAGAGCCTTTAGTAGTTTCATTATCTTCTGGATTATACAAGTATTCGAATTTAAAACCTACTAGAAGTTCTTCATTATCGATTTTTACACCAACAACTGCTTCATATAGATCTTCTGCATCTTCACGATTTTCTACTCCAACAGCATTAGCTAGTAAGAATACATCGTTTTGAGTTGTTTCAAAATAACGATCATCTTTTACATAATCAGCTACTAGATCTAATAGTTTTGCTGTTGCTCGTTCTTCATTATCGAATACAAACATTGTAGTCAGTTTAGTATCTTCCATTAGATCATTTTTGGTTTTATTGAGAGTATCATTAGTAATAACAATCATTTCTGCCATATTATTTTATACTTCCTTTCTTTATAAAATTTATAATTCAATTCTAAAATTTAGAACTACTTAATTGTCAATCTTTAATCTCCAATAAAAAAAAATAAGGCCTCTGGCTATTCGGGTCGTGGGTTGATGGCGAAGCCAAAAAACCCACAATCCCCCGTCTAGTATATAAATATATATTATAGAAGTCATTATAGATAGAATCATATAGATATAGTATTATACTTAACCATATAGACTATCACCTCTTAGGTGCATAGTACTAATCTAATATAGATAATATATTAGATTTAATCACTATTGTTGAATCAAACTTAGGTTTGATTTATATCAGAAACTGATAACGAACTTTTTCTTCTATAATATATTATTAAAATTTGGTTTACCCAAACACATATTGAAAATTTTCGATATACTCTAGAAAAAAAAATAAAAGAGATGAGTAATTAAACCCATCTCTTTTAATATTAATTATTTAACTTCATAACGATCTATAGCAAAAGTAGTCTTACTATCTTCTTCTGGGAATTCATCATTCTTATAGAATAAATCTACAGAATAGATTCTCTTAGCATCAGAGTTATTATCATTAAAATGGTATTCTGGTTCAACACCAAATTCTTCCTTTTCTTTTTCTACTAACTCAGTTACATAATCTATAGCCTTTTGTTTATCTTCAAATACATCCAAAACTTCTGGAGCTGAATAATAAGTAGGGCCATCGTATTCTTCTACTTTTGTTACAAGATAATTATATTTCTTAGTCATAGTTTTATCTCCTTGGTTGTAAAATATGTCTCTTACTGAAAACATGTATGCTTTGTCATTAATCTTAAAAGATACAGGTTTAATCTTTTTATCATTAGAAGCTACATGGCTATAGAAGTACTTATTTATTTCTTTTACTTCGTGATCTTCTAAATATTCAGCACCTTCACCAAACTTTTGATCTAAAAATTTATTTAACTCATCAAATGCTTCATCTACTCTTTTAAATGCTTTATTACGCCAAATAATACCAAATTTATTTTCTATCCCATGGTCAATACCTGGACGTTTATTTGTATTTAAGTTATAAATAGATTCTACAACAATCGTTGCTGTTTCTTTTAATTCATGCTTCGCCAACTTCACCATATTTATTATCCTCCTTAAAGGTTAAAGTGAGTATGAGATTTATACAATGCCCTATCTTTCAATGTATTATGTCATACTAGAAACTATATCATCGAACTCCATTAACCCTTTATAATAATCTCA